GCTTCCACGAGTGGTACCATCAAGGAGTCTGAGGAGGAAGGCGAACCCGAGGTTTCTTCTGCATAATTAAAAAAATATCCACATACAGTAAACAAAATGTGGAAAATAGTTGTTACTATCATTTTGACGAGTATATTCTTCGTTTTGTTTTTTGAACCGTATTTAAAATTTAATATTGATTTCAATTCAAAAAACAAAGTGAGTACAGCAAAGGGTTTTATAGAAGATACTAGGGATGCATTCATAATGCCGAGATACCCCACACAGGTCATAGATCGTGATATAACGGGTGAATTACAACCCATCTATGGTGATATTGGGTCATTTGAACCATACTCAAGTGTTTCTGATGACCAGTGGTTATATGGATTCCCTCATGAGAGTGGTAAAATAGAAGTTCCTGATGAAACGAGAGAACAAAAATTACAGAGACGTTTAAACGAGATTAAGCGTACTTAAGAATAACGGGTTGCATGGTTTTTCCCATAAAAAAGCCCAATAAGAACACGGCAAAGGCTATGATCCAAGTAGACTTGTCAACGTTAGATAAAAAATCGTTATTACCCGGTTGTTGTTGTTGATGATACATCATTTCCGAAGGATGAACATAGTATGATTGGTCATGGACCATTGTATCATTTATAGGTGTACTATCTTCATGTTTCTCTTCACTCTTATTGAGAGGATCCATAGTTGGATCATAATCAATTGGATTTCCTATATCAGTCTCCATTTTTTATATAGACACTGTTTTTTTTAAGTGTCTTCTTCCTCACTTTCCTCATCGTCATCTACTATGAAATCTTTGAGACTCTCATCATCATCATCTTCCTCACTGTCATCGTCGGAATACAGTTCATCTTCTGTATCAAGGTCGGACCCCAAATCAGAGTCATGCTCTTCTAATGTATAGTCATCCTCCAAAACAGTCTCTTCTGGTGTATAAAGTTTAGGTTTCTTTATGTCTCTACCATTACGTGATCGTGTTTGTACCATTATATACATAAAGAATCCTGCTTTTTAAGTATCTTTTGATGTATAAACTCTATATCTGTATGTAAGGTGAGTTCTTCTAGGGTGTCGGTTTGAGTGCCTGTTTGACACTACCACTCAACTCGTGGGTTCTTGCCATACTCTTCTTACAAACTGGACATTTTTGAGTTATCTTGGTTCCTTTTATGACATATGACATCGTGCATCCCTCGTGGTCACCTTTAATAGTTTCACAATACGTGGCAGTCGTTAAAACTGATAACGCGTTTTGTTGTCTCGTGATACTCACGACACGTGTATCTTCTGGACATTTCATACACCTGTGCATAAATGACTCCAATGGTTTCTTCACATCGGTTTGTTTGATTTGAGGCTTTTCTTCAAACTTTTTAATTTCGGGACACTTCTTGAGGTCTTCCTTTTTTGGGTACAATTTTTCAACTATTTTGGGGGGTAGTTGGTGTTTACGACCATAGAAGTCTTTACAAAAACCATCCCTCCTACCCCTAATAGTCTCACATCTACAGAAACATTTTTGAGCAATCACGGAACCACTGATATGAAACCATACGTGGTTTGAACTATGAGGTCTCTTTAGGTTTTCACAGTATTTGGAATTGGTTGAAATGAGGTACGTCTCCTTATGTTTGAATATCTTTGTCACCACCGATATACACTGCCCCTCTATATTCTTCTGGATGAATTCCTCTATATGACCCCTGAGTTCATCGTTTTGAACCTCATCCTTTGTCTGTGTATCTGTAAATGTACCCTCCTTGATAACTTTAGAAGGGGGTTCCACAGTTATGTGTTGAGGCTCATTTGTTCGTACAGCGGACATCTTGAGGATATCAATATTCGGTTGCTGATCAATCTTGAGAAGGGTACTCAAAGGTCCATGTTTATACATGAAAACGGGGAGATAAGCAACCTGAACGATTTTACCCGTACCACCACACTCTTCGCAACCCTTACCACCACATAGTTGATGCTTAGCCATCTTGTGGGACCATGGCATACGAAATCCACTCCCCTTTGACTTTCTCCTAATGTCACCGTACACTGCCAAATCCACAATCTCATTCCAATCCATTGCACCTTTCGCCTTTGAGAGTGCCACTAATATATGTTCTCTCAACGCCAAAGCTGAACCCTGATCAACGACATACCCTGGCCAGTTGAGGTGTACACCAGATTTTACGAGGGTGCCAGCCTTTTTTGGTGGTGAAATAGAAATGAGACATTCTTTACCACCGTGGCGTTTTACTTTGTCGCAGATGACTTTACATATATCTTGAATCTCCTCCAGGGTTAGGGCTCTCTCATCCTTATAGTCAATGTCAACGAAGAAATTGTACGTCTCCGTCTTCTGTTCCACGACGTAGAGTTTCTCACCCTTCTTGACAGCTTCTATGTACTTTTCATAGAAGTCATTCAATTTATCGAATGGCACGGAAAGGACACCTCCGTCCATGAGCACATGCGATAGATTGGTTGCATTGTTAAAATTATTTTGACTACACCACTTTTTAAACATACCTTGTTATTGCGTCTCTTCTCTAAACCATCTCACACAAGATACATCTTGGTACTCCTGGCTTTGAGAGAGTTCTTTTTTTAGAGTTAAAAGTTCATATACAGTTTTACCTTCATTCTCCTTCGTCCACCATTCAACCTCTTCATCACAGAGACCTCTATTCTTTCTAAGGAGATCCCCAATTTGCATCAAAATGTAAGCTTTAGACTTCATCCTATTTTATAGAGAATGTTTTTCTATTTAAGGAACTCACACATGAATAAAATTGTGGATTTTTCACTACATTTTCAATTATAAGATCCCACCGTTTACGTGAATTAAACTCCTCGAGTGTATCAAAACTCATGTAATCATTTTCATCGTATGTTTTTTTTATCGGTAATTTTTGAATCTTTCTCAGATTCATCTTCTGCTTCTCATCATAAAACTTCTTAACTAAGAAGTTTTGCTGACTTCTAGTGTAGTCCACAAAGAATACAAATACATTATATTCCAAATCCACTGTAGGACTCTCCTTCACTGTAAATCTAAATTCAGTGTATTCCCCACTTTTTAATGAGACCACACCACGAGTCTCCTCCTCTAATTCCCTAAGGGCACACCTAATTGGGTTGAAAATCTCCCTTCTCCTGCATCCTCCTGTGACAAATATCCAATCCTTAAATCTTCGATCCCTAACCGTTAGGAATCGGGGTTTTTCGTCAACAAAACTGACGGGTATAGCTATAGCTTTGTATTTTTTCATTGCGCATTCGCAAGTTATAATATCCGGATATGTTTATTCCTCCTTCTTTTCTTCAGTAGTCTCTGGTTCCTCGGTAGCATCAACTTGAGGCGCGGGACTGGGTATGGGCACTGGGGCACTCATCTTTTGGATGAGTTGGGCTGAGAAGTTCTTGAGGTTATCAACATCCTGCTTAGCCTTGTTCATCTCCCTAAAGAGGAAGATAACACCAGCGATGGCCACAATAGTAGCCACCATCATGAGAGTTTCACGGTCCATTTGAATCATTATACATTAAATAGAGGTCTTCTTTTTAAGTAATTACACCCATTTGTGTCCTTCCTGGATTTGGACATTCATAGGGGCTCTGGGCAAATTGAACGGATTGGTAATGCGCATCCTCACAAGACTTCTGGGTCGGCGCTGTAGGCTGACCAACAAACTTCTCGAGTGTCCTGGATTTAGGATCATACGTCAATACAAATACGATGGCGATGAGGAAAATGAGTTTCCACATGTGTGTGTTATTATTTAGTTAGAATATAAAAGTCCACCCATACCATTTTCAATGCGGAGGACGTTGTAGTTGACCGCGTAGATGTCATCATTGGAATCTTGGCGATCGTTCACGATACGGGCGCTATCGAGGCGGCTGAAATTGAGGGTGCCTGTGGGCTGAATCTTGCCAGTCTCAAGGCAGAATGGGTACACGAAGAGTTTCTCAACAGTGGGAGCCGCGACCGCAGAACCGGAGTGTGTGGTGTGGTAGTAGAGAGGTACAGTGTTGAAGTTGGGATTGGCAAATTTGTAGTCAGCAACGTCGGTGCCGTTGATCTGAAGCTTAACCTTATTATCATAGGTACCATCGTCGCCCAAGATGTTCACACCAGAGGCATTTGCCGCCGCGAGGTACTTGATGGGGTGGTTGAAGTTGAGCTCCTGGATCTTGGCACGAGAGGCTGTGGCCTTCTGCACCTGGGTGATGATCATGTTTTGGGGGGTAGAGGCGAAGTAATCACGCTCGTTGGTGTCAAGAAACGCGTAGTTCGCGTAGATATCCCACTTCTTGCTGGAATCAGCCGCGGCAGCACCCCAAGTGATGCGGAGCTCCACATCGTGGTACTGAAGGGCAATGAGGGGGAGGGCAGTCTGCCAGTTCTCACAAAAGGCAAAGCGAAGAGGGTAGAAGCTCTCGTTGACTGTACCACCGTAGAGACCACCCGCGACCGACTTGGAGGTGGTGGTGGCCGAAAGGGTGGGGGCGATGAGAGTAGAGTAGGTAGAGTCCTGTTCATCAATCACCTGACCACCGATGAGAAGTTCAACCTTGGAAATCATCGTGGTCCAATCCGACACGGCTAGGGTCTTGAGACCATTGTTAGGAACAAAGTAGACATAGTTGAGAAGGTCACCCTTGCGCTCGAAGCGCACTGTGGACATACCGCCGTTAGACACGTTACCCTGGATCACCTGACGTTCCACAGTTTGGGAGAAGTTAGTGTGACGCTTGTAGGTAGAGCGAAAAAAGCTGATCTCAGGTGAGCCGACGAGGTGCGCATCCTGGGCACCGACAGCAACGAGTTGGGCAATACCACCAGACATTTTATATTATAGTGAGAGTTTTTTTTTAAGTTCACTTATGTATAAAATTAAATGTTTTCTATGGACTTGGTGGTTCTGGGAATATTATATCATCTGTATCTATACAACCATGCTCTGGTACCTCAAACGTAAAAGTGCTCATATAATTGCGTAAAATGTGACGATAAGCTAACCATTCCAGTCTCTTTTCTTCTGAAACATGAGGAAAATCTGGAAGTGCGTATCTATCAGTATCTTTTAGTTTTCTGTCTCTAAGTTCTCTCACGAGATTTGCGACATATTCATTCATTGCCGCATCCCACACTTCGCGTGTTGGGGTATTGTCAACCTCCACCCCATTTACATTCGTGAATGTTTGTATCTTATCATATACTGAGTCTGTATTTTCCATGTTTAGCGTGCTGCTTGTAAATTGGTGTCTTAAATTTCCTATCATGGTGAGGTGATATAACTCGTCAAAGTTACACACCCTAGATGGTCGTCTCATCGTTGGCATATATAGTTGCTGTACAAAAAAAAATGCTATGTTGGCTGCACCATGTAGACATATATTTGGGTGCGGTAGAAAATACCCTCTGATTCATTCGGCTCCACGAAGGTAGCTATCTTATCATCCACATCAAATTCACCATAAACTGAGTTGGTATGTTGTTGGTAGGTATTGGTCGCTTTGTACACGTATCCATTCGTTGAAAATGTACTTATACTAGCCTGTTCCCAAGCCGCACCATTTTTGTAGATTTGTAGGTCATACCCACGTGAGTTACCACCTGTATCATACGTTGTCATAACGTAGGTGATTTCGTATACACCTTTCACGGGGAATACGAAAGATTTATCAGTGTCGGCGGTTGTGAAACGATTATTTGCCGTAAAGCCATTCCAATCATAAGCGTAGTAGGCGCTACCAGAATGAGCTCGTACAGCTGAGTCAACGTAACTACCCATAGCTGGAAGATTCTGTCTTACGACACCATTGATGTATATGGGGTGAGAGGAATTTGCAGAATTAGTATTAATTCCTATTTTTGCGTTTGTAGTCGATGTACCCACGATGACATGTTTTACAGCCCCGGCTTCTCGTATCTCCGTTGTACCATTTGTATTATTTACAATTGTTGTACCAGTAGAACTCTGTAGCAAAGCCCATTGGTTCGTACCTGTATTATCGATATGACCGAATGCGGCCTGATCAGCATCGTTGTCCATGTATCCAATTCTGGTACACCCGATGATGGCTGTCACATCCGTATCCGGATGAACTTCTAATGTCCTAGATGACGCTGCTCCACCTATACCCACGCGACTATTCGTAACGTCAACTGACAGATTACTCACCGTACCAACATCAAAGTTACTAGATATGGCTAGTGTACCAGAAACTTCTAAATCTGATTTAGGTTGTGTAGTGCCGATTCCAACACGGTTACCCACGGTATCCACATGAAGTGTGTTTGTATCAACCACGAGGTTTGAAGTCACTTCAACATCTCCCGAAAACACTTGAAGCTTTAGGTGTGGTCCCATTTACTATTAATACCTAATAAAATTATGTTGGACATATCATTCTTGCGTACCAAAATGTATTAGGGTCGTGGATGGCGGTTGAGCCGCCCCAATCTCCCATTTGAAAATGTATGGTATCACCCCCCTGACAATCCACGAGCGCTTCACAATATGCCTGTTTGTAACTAGAGCCAGAGATATATTTAGCATGTTGCGTCGTTAGCCCAAACTGACTCTCCGTACTACCACGTGTTCTCACAATATATGTTCCGTAACCACGAGATTGGACACCGGAGCTGGAGGTGTGTGAACTACATACGAAAGAAACATGATAAACACCATTGTATCCAGACGGGATGAGTATGTCGTTACCACTGCGGACCATAATGTTGTTACCTAGGCCGTCAAGATAAATATTATTAGCGGCATCACTGAAACCAGACTTACCCCTACCCCATATATAAGGTAGCCCGTCTTGACGTATTTCACCGTTGACATCGAGTTCACAGAGTGGTGCATTCGTTCCCACACCAAATTTACCCCCCTTAAATACAGACTCCATAGAACCCGACTGATTTTTTGATCTGAGAAATACACTTCTACCCGTTGCGCAATTGAGGGATGTGTGTGCTCCAGCGCTCCTCGGTTCCTGAAAAATTCCAGTGTTTGTACTGCTAGCATAGCTTTCGGCCCCCATACGAGAAATGTCATCGGTGCTAAATACAACTAGGTTACCAAATCTCGCCGATACTAAACCACTGGTCTGATTAGGTTTAACCTCCATGACCTCAGTTGGCATAGTAGTACCTATACCTATTCTCTGTGTGTTCGTATCTACATGAAACGCGTCTGTACCGACGTTCAAATTTGACGATATTTTTCCTGTACCCACCACATCTAAAGTTTTTGTCGGGAGGGTGGTACCCAACCCCACACGTCCCTCTACAGAGTCTACATGAAGTGTGTTTGTATTCACAGTCAAGTTGGATGTCACGGTGACATCTCCTGGAAACGTTTGAATATTAGTTGTCGCCATCTACTGTTACTGTCACATAAAAATATCTTAAATAGAATGCCCGTTTAACATAAACATGGTCATATGAGTATTTGGGTAATGTACACCACAGCTCTCGGAGGGATGCACAGATGCCTTAATTACATCCCCATTGTCACATTGAGCATTGACGGTTAGAGTCATTTGGCTATATGTGCCATTACCCACTATTTCTATATTGCTTTCATGACTACCAATCTCAGTGCTTCTATTGTAAATGGACATACGGAACTCTCTACTAAGGTTCCCTTGTGCAGCAATGCTGCAATGACAGTGTATACGATACCACCCCGCATATCCAGTTGGGATGGTGACAGTACCCGCGTCTGCCGCGCGGCTGTAAGTGAAGATATTTATAAGTCTAGCTTCGTAATGTTGAAGAGTATGGTGATCCCCAGAGGAAAGATTAAAAAAGTTGTTAGAACCAGTAAAACTCGTAGAAGGAGAGTGTAAATATATATACGGTATATTCCATTTCATAACTTTAGAATTACCCGATGTTTGAAACTTGTGAGTGCCTTCAGATATAGATCCTATGCGAAACTTACCGAGTTTATATGTTGCTACACCAGTATTCAGTGACGTGAAAAATAAGGTCTCATTTTCCCCACCGTTAAGATATGTATCCCCGTTGGTATTATCTTGCATGAAGGCGTAGTAATGGCTGCTTGATCCAATTTGATCTATATGACCAAAACCAGGAAATGTTTGTGAACGTCCCAGCCCGGCGCGTCCTATAACAGCGAATTTATCATTTTCATTGGGAAAAGCCTCAAAATCTCTCGTGGGTTGTGTTGTCCCTATACCAACTCTCTTGTTTGTAGAATCCACATGGAAAAGGGTAGTTCCCACGGTTAAATCGGAGGTCGTGTGGACATTTCCATTAACATCTAATGTAGTAGATGGAGATGCCTGATTTATACCAACTCTGTTTGTATCGGAAGTAACGTTGAGTTTGGAAGAATCTACTCTAAGACCATCTGTCACCTTGACATCACCCGAAAATACTTGAATGTTAGTCAATTCACTAGACATTTATTACTGTTATAGTTGTATATTTTTTTGTTAAAAGATATACGCTATATGTATAATTCTTGAATATCATACATATAGTGTGTTTTGTATTTTAATGTGTACACTTTTAATACCCAAAATCCCCACTATCCGGGCTAGTACCACCAGTGTTGATACTCGTAAGTCGTCCTGCTGTTTCGTGAGACAGATAATCAACGAAAATATTGAAACGAACAACACCTGCACACGGATTAGCTGGCTTAATTGTCACTGTTGTTCCTGCGAGGGCTGTTGCTACGGCTGGATCCCAAGGTGTATTCATTGTAGATGTGCTCACGACACCCACCTGACCTAATGCTGGGACATACGCGGAGTTGCTCCCACCACCCAATTTACCACCAATAACATCAAATGATAATGTACTAATTTCATCATCTGATTCAATCAACATCGCTGTAACTTTAGCATGGAAGGGGTGATTTGTAAAATCGAGAACATACGTTGCGTTTACTACACTTGCAGCACTAGCTAAATTCGTAGAAAATGAGTAAGTTTTTCGTCCAAAACCCCCAGTGTTTGTCATGAGACCCCCTGTTATTGTTGCATTTCCTGTCACATGAAGTTTTTCGTCTGGGTCAGCAGCCCCGATTCCTACGTTTCCCGCTGTATAATTCAATGCGGCTGGACTCGTTTCAATAGTCCATGGTGAAGAAATAAATAGGGAATCACCTTCATAAAAATCGCCTGTAAATCTTATGTCACCGTCAACATCCAATGTGAAAGCCGGGTTTGTTTTTCCAATACCCACTCTATTTGATACTGAATCTACATGAAGAGAATTTGTATCAACATTCAAGTTTGAACCGATGTATACATCATTACCGACATGAACATTATTAGCCACACCAATACCACCCTTAACTTGTAGAGCACCAGTGGTTGTGCTTGCAGATATAGTTGTATCTGAAATGTGTGTAGATGTAGTTACTAAGGCACCAACATTAGCTGTACCCCTCACATCAAAAGTGTTTGAAGTAGCGGTAGTACCCACAGCAATATGTGAAGTCGCAAATAAGTTTGTTGTATGAATGTTAGATTCAACACCAAGGCCACCCGTTGTAACAATTAAGGCACCCGTATCCTTTGTTGTAGAGTGGGTTGTATCTGTCACATTGACACTTCCTGATGACATATCCGCCGCAAAAATAGTTTGACCAACACCGAGGCCACCAACAACCTGTAAGGCACCCTCGTTCGTAGCACCAGCATTTGTATTATCCCAAACCTTGATAACACCACCAACATTTAGGTTTTCTTCTATACCCACACCACCCTCGGTTATTATGAGAGCACCAGTGTCTTTAGTTGTAGATGTAGTGGCATCTGAAATGTGAGTAGATGTCGTAACTAGAGCACCAACGTTAGCTGTACCCCTCACATCAAAAGTGTTTGAAGTGGCGGTAGTACCAACTCCAATATGCGAAGTCACAAACACATTTGTTGAATGTATATTGGCCTCAACACCAAGGCCACCCGTTGTAACAATTATAGCACCCGTATCTTTAGAGGTAGAATGGGTTGTATCTGTTACTGTAACACTATCAGCCTCTACATCCTCAAGATTAGCGTCCGTTGCATGAATGTCACCAGTTACACCTATACCACCAACAACTATAAGGGCAGCTACAGTTTTAGAAGCCGCATTTGTATTATCCCAAACCTTGGTAACACCACCAACATTCAGGTTTTCTACTATACCCACACCACCAGCGACCTTTAGAGCACCCGAGGTTGTAGTTGTAGATGTAGTAGTATCTGAAATGTGAGTAGATGTCGTGACGAGAGCACCAACATTAGCTGTACCACGAATGTCTAAAACGTTTGAAGTAGCGGTAGTACCAACTCCAATATGGGAAGTCGCAAATAAGTTTGTTGTATGAATGTTAGATTCAACACCCACACCACCCGTTGTAACAATTATAGCACCCGTATCTTTAGAAGTAGAATGGGTTGTA